CTACTTGGGCTGATTTCGTGTATTATCAAGTGGGTGGAATAGCAGTGTATAATACTATTGCTTATGAAGCACTACTGGTAAATCGTAATGTAATCCCGACTTCAAGTATAGGTGTGGATTGGCAAGTGCTTCCTTCTGGTGGAGGAGGTGGTGTTAGTTCATTACAAGGTGGAACTGGTGCTCTAACTATGTCATCACCAGATGCGACTTTTACTCTTGTGGGTAATGATATTCAAATGGCGATTACATTTCCAACAGTTGAACTACAGTTCGGTTCATTCTTGTCTGATACCGTTCAAGGAATACCATTTATCAACACAGAATACTTACCTATTTTCTCTACACAAGTGGTCGCCACTAACAATATCGGGCTTGGTTTTTCTCCTGGAGTAAGCACGAGTATTGAAGTATTGGATAGGGTAGTGTATAAAGTTTCGTATAGTGTTTATTTATTTAACAATACTCCGCTCAGCGACGCAATCGTAAATGTATATTTGTTAATAAATAGTATAGCAGTTGATGATACGAATACTGAAGTCAGACTTGGAACACTGGCTACCAATCCCTACGCAAATATATTCAAAGAGTATTATGTTAGCGTCCCATCAGTCAATAGCACGATAGGACTTGGAGCAGTAGCTGACGTCGCAACCGTTTTTTTTCAACAACTGCCAGCAGTTGTTGGACCACCAGTGATACCTCTTGCGCCTTCCATAGTATTCAATATTCAACAGATGAGCTAATAATAGTCTTCTTCTTATGCTTTTTTATACATCTCTCACACCAATACACATCTGGCTTCTCTATTCCATCTTTCTCAAACCAGCTCAAGAACATAGAACGTTCATCGCAGTTGCGACAAAGGCGAACATCGCACTTCTCACAACGGCTACACAAGTAGCATTCACATACATCACAACCAAAATGCGGGTCTATTGACTTCTTACACTTTACACATTCCATAGGATATAATAGGTGAGATTTCTTTAAACCCATCAAAGATAGGTAAGATAGCTAAAACGCAAAGTATCTCACGAGAGCCCTTTTTTTCTGAAGCCGAAAGTTTGCGTTTTGGGTATCTTGCCTATCTTATTTTGTTAATAGGAGTATTTTGTCTTAACCTATCATACCAATAAGATAGGTAAGATAGGTAAGATAGCTAAAACGCAAAGTATCTCACGAGGGACGGATTTTTCTGAAGCCAAAAGTTTGCGTTTTGGGTATCTTGCCTATCTTATTGTAAAGTCTAAAGATATTCTAACCTATGTTATAGTAGAGATGTTAGCCCAGAATATGGTAGTGATTATTGTTGGAATGGTATGTGTCTGCGTGTTATTAAAAAATATCAATAAGTATAAGAATGGACGCTAGTCTCTTAGCTTCTGCTGGAGTAAGCACTACGACTATGGCGTTATTGTTTATTGCCTATAAAGTCTTTATAAGAATGAAGGGTCATCGGTTAGTCTCCGATTGTTGTGGTCGGAAGGGGGAGGTAGGGTTTGATGTGAGGGATATGCCCCGAACTCCGCCAGAAGAAATCCGAAATCCTCAATCGGCTTTGCCATTGAAGGATGAGAAGCCAGAAAGTCTTTCCGTAAGAGTTCCAAAACAGACAGAGCATCTATCGGACTTAGAAACTGCGTGATAGCATTGAAAGCATCTTTGCCTTTACATTGTGGAGGTAATGAGCGACTTCTGACGAGATTGTCTAACCAACCATCTAACCAAAGCAACTCTTGAGGACTACACGACTTCTCCACGAGTTCCTTTCCAGTCTTGGTAGATAGAACTGACTTATCCTTTTTGAACTTTTCTAAAGGTTTTATAACTTCGGTTTTGACTTTTTTTACACGCCAGTCCTTACCTAATGGAGACCCATACATTCTTTATCTGTATATAGTATAGATAATATGCCCGTTGGTCTTGGTGAAGTTAAAGATTACCCTCTCTCCGATGGTGATATACGAACGATACTGGGTGATGATATCAGTATCATAACATACCCAGAGTTGAATAAGATTAATGATATATCGCAGATTTTTGATAAGAAGGGCAGATGTATCTTGCTCTTCTTAACATCAAGTCCGACTGCGGGTCATTGGTGTTGCTTATTGAATAAGAAGAAAGGTATAGAGTTTTTTGACCCTTATGGAGACGCACCAGAGAAGCAGAAGGAAGGAGCAGACCCAGCACTATTAGACCAACTTGGAGAACGACAACCGCTCCTTGTGGAGCTACTACGGGCTTCTGGTAAGCCTATTTTCTATAATACTCACGATTTCCAAAAGGATAGTAAAGATATTAATACGTGTGGTCGCCATTGCGTTGTAAGATGTTTGTATGCCCCATACTCACTGGAAAAGTATAAGGGTATTATAGATAGTAGTGGCTTATCCCCCGACGACTTTGTTTCGGGCATAACCTTTGATAAACTGCGTAAGTAAAAAATATGTGTATAGACTATAGAAGAGATGTTCTCATCCAGCATTCAGACGCACGGAGACAATCAAGATGCTCCCGATTATGTGTATTACAATGCGGACATCATCAATAACACAACTCAGAATAGTTTTGGAGGTCAAGCCATCAAAGACCCTCAGATTAGGTTCAACGAAACTCGTGATACTGCGATTATAAAGAACGCAGCTGATTACTATTTCTCCATTATTCGTTTCACGATGGACGGTGCTAACAAGGATTTGCCTCTCTTCATTCCACAAGTCAAAGAAGGCACGGGTCAGACCAATCCTAATCTTACGGTGTATTCTATGGCGGTCAAGTGGGAACAAGCTCTTGACTTTGGGGCTGGTGATATAAAAGTTGAAGCCTATCCTCAGCAACGCTTCATTCAATATACTCCAGAAACACAAAATGCGTTCATAGCACCTACTCCTCGTCCATTGAATATTAACACATTTCAAGGGGAGTATGACGCTACAATACAATACCGACTGGGTGAGATTGTATCTACTACTGCTATAAATCAGTATAACTCATTTGATGGTCCTTTCTATCAAGTCAAAGAACAACCATTGTGGCAACAATCCCAAACATATCAAACTAATAATATCGTTCAATACAACAACAATGTATGGGTTGCTATTGCCTCCTCAACTGGTGTTGTTCCAGTTGTTGGAGCATCTTGGATACTTGCTCCTCCAATAGGCAATGACCCAACTACACCCGCTGGAGCGAAGTATTGGATACTTGTTGGTGATGACTTGGGGAACGCTCAAGACCTTTCAAGCCGATACTACTGGGTCTATACATATCAGAAGTTCGTGGATTTGTGGAATAAGACAATGCTTGACCCAGACCAGTTTAGCGCTGGTCCTCTTGCCCCTTCCACTTGTGCTTATCAAGATACTTATAACGCTTTCTATAGTGCTTACATTCTTGCTGGTGGTCCAGCTGGTTCGTTCCCTTATCCGATATTCGGTGATTTCTGTAATACCGTATATCCTCCAGTTATGAAGTTTGTAGCTGCCGAGAGCAAGTTTGATATATATATGGATAGTGCTGGATTTGGAGACCGTCTTACGGCATTCACTCCTACGCCAGTCGCCCTCCCGATTGTTGGTATTTCAGAACACCCCGTAGCAGACTTGGTATTCAACTCAAATATGTTTGGGCTCTTTAGCAACTATAACAATGAGTATTACAACGCACAGATTATTAATGGAGTAGCATTACCCGATGGATATGTGAATAAAATACTCCCAACGAACAAGGCATACCAGAACGTATCAGACTTCCGTATCCCTCCTTACACGGGTCTTGGTCCTCTTGGATATACGCCAGTAGGTTTGACTGGCGCAACAACAACTCCGAATATGATTAATAGGGTCTATTATCTCGCCCAGCAAGACTTCTCCTCTACGGACAGTCTGTGGTCGCCAATCTCATCTATTGTTTTCACATCTACACTCCTACCCATCAGAACAGAGGCTACTGGTGCTCCAGTTGTGCTTGGTGCTGGAAACTTGGGTATCTCTTCTGCTACCGTTCAGTCTGCTTTCCAGCCTATCATTACGGACATCTCATTAGACCAATCATCTGGAAACGCAGATAGTTATCGTCGCTTTATCTACTATGCCCCGAGTGCCGAGTATCGTCTATCCGATTTCACATCCTCAAAGCAAGATATCCGCAACATTGATATTCAAGTCTTCTGGAAGAACCGCTTGGATAACCAGCTATACCCCATCAATATGTTTAATCTTTCAAACGTTTCTATCAAAGTTATGTTTAAGCACAAGGACGCTGGACTGGCTCCAGTAAATCCTTACTAAGTTTATGAACCCCGAACAATCTGAACCTTTCCGCCACTAACGGCAAGTTTGAGAATATCTTTCGCCATAAAAAAATATTCATATAGATTATAATACCAGATGAGCGCCGACATTGAGAAGCTAGCCGTTTTTGATAGTCGTATCGTCCAGTCCCGCCCCAAGTATGCGGTGGAAAAAGGTGCTCTCTCCTTAACCAACGCACCTTTCAATGCGATTGCTGCGACAACCTCCCAGCACACCTATAATATTTATGTCCCTTCTGAGAATGTGTATGTTGATAGAGCACTTGAGTGGAGTTCGTCAGTGTATATGTCTTTCACCGCTGCTCCAACGGCAGCAACTCCCCCCCTTCAACCTCTCGTTTCGTATGGGCGTGATTGGGCTCTTTGTGCCTTTCCTCTCAACTCTTTGTGTTCCACACTTACGGCAACGATTAACGACACGACAAGTGTGATTAACTCCCAAGATGTTCTCAAGGAGGTTTTGCGTCTGACTGATTACAAGAAAAATCGCTTACAACGAACTTGCCCGACTATGTTGGATAAATACCAGTCTTATGATGATGCTGCGGGTGCTATTAATAATCCTCTTGCTGGATTTGAAAGTCAGACAGACTTTTCAGAGACCCCGAATGGTGCTTGGTATAATGTAATCTACACTGACCCCCAAGGCAATCCTCTCACAACATCAACATCAACACTAACCGCTGCTCTATCTCCAGCCTATGTGTTTCAAGGAGTTGCCGCCCCGTATCCATCTATAAACGGCACTCCAGTTGCTCCAAACTTCTGGGACCCCGCATTCACATATGCTGGAACCGCACTATCCCCAGCACCAGCAGCCTCTGGAAATATCGTCCAGAATGCTGGTAGTATCTGGCTTTCACGCATTCCAGTGGTCGGCACGGCACCCGCATCACCAGCTTGGACTAACTTAGGGGCAAACACTGCCCCATTTCCTATTCAGTTCCGATGGGGTTCAACGGAGAAACTTGTTCTCTCACCATTCACCTTCTCTGATTGCCACGAATGGGACACGGGTCTCTTCGGCATCAATAACATCCAGTTGATTATGAACTTACAAGCACCTACTCGTATTGTTCGCACTACTACGTCATTCGGAACAACTATTTCAAACATCGGTTATAACAACAATGTCACGAGTGTATATGCTAATCCTCGTATTAACGTCCAGTTTCTAACACCTTCTCTTGATGTCCCTCTCCCTCCTAAGTCAGTGGTTCCATATATGGAGTTCCCACGATACATTACGGCATATCAAGGTTCTGCTATTGCTCCGGGGCAAGTCGTTCAACTCCAGTCTCAGACAATCACACTCCCTCAAATCCCCGACCTCTTCATTATTTATGTGAAGCCTAACTCATACACACCAACACAAGGTGATTGGTATCTACCAGTAGCCACTCCAGCAGATGGTGTATCAGCACCATTGTCTATTAACTTTGATAACTTCTCTGGTTTGCTCTCGTCTCAGACCGCAGAGCAACTCTACGGTATGTCAATCAAAAATGGACTTGATATGGATTTCAATACTTGGTCTGGTATGGCACATACTGGTGGGGCTAACCAAGTAGGCACAATGGGTAATAGCACGGGCTTCGGTGGTTTTGCTGCTGGTCGTGTTCCTACCGTTGGTGGCTTCCTCGTCCTCAAGCCTTCACAAGACATTACGCTCCAAACGGGACAAGCACCATCATTGGTAGGCAACTTCACATTCCAGTTCAATCTCCAAGTGAAGAATACTTCTCCAAACGCACTCACCTCTTGCCAGCTATTCGTCATTACGGCAAACTCTGGGTTCTTTGAAAGTATTCGTGGTTCTTCTCGTATCATCAAAGGTGTTCTCTCCGAGCAAGACATTATCTCAGCACCTCTTGCTCCCACTGGCACTCGTGATATGCTCCAACGCTATGTGGGTGGTGCTGGTATGTTTGGGTCTCTTGCGAATATCCTTTCAAAAGCGAAAGATGTGTATTCTCAGACAAAGCCTCTTGTTAGTGCTGCCAAAGGATTACTCCCCGATAGTGGTATGATGGGTAATCTCCGCAGTGGTCTCTCGGCAGTAGGCTACGGCACTGGTGCTGGAACTGGTGCTGGAACTGGTGCTGGAACTGGTGCTGGAACTGGTGGTCGTCGGCGTGGATTATCCGCCAGACTAATGTAAAAGTTTAAAAATAACTTTGGCTATAAAAAAATATCGGTATAGATTATAATATGTCCGCCGTCGTCCTTGATGCCTCCGCAACAACGGCTCAAGCCCCCGCAGTCTATGCTGAAACACTTCTTTGTGGTGCTGGTGGTGTAATCGCAGCAACAGACCCCGCAGTTGGAGTTCAGATTTCAAGAAACTATGGTGCTCTTGGAGCTCAGACTGAGTTGCTTATGAATATCACAAAAGATTTGGGGCTTCCTCCATCTGCTATTCCTAACTGGGCTGGTGGAACACTTCAAGTTGCTGGTATTGCCTTTCAAGGAGCACAAGTTGTGAATACTATTGGTCCCAATCCCCAAAACGCTGGAAACTACGTTGCTGGATACTCACCTTTGATTGCTGGTGAAGCAATCATTACTGCCAATGCCGTTTTTCAGTTTTCCTCTGTTTATAGAAGTATTATTATGTGTCAGCGTGCTGGAACTGGTCTTCCAGCACTTGTAAATGGAGGTCCTCTTGTCGTTGAGATTGTTTCCCCCACCCCCCCAGCGGTAAATGCTACTGAGTTCCACGTTAGAAGTTTAAATGCTACAGATGGTCTCTTGAATATTACTGATACTGGTTATTTCACTTGGATTATTTTCAACCCATCTTGGACGCAGTAAAATCACATAAATAAATATATCCACACAGAATAAAGATGTCCGACATACTCCCATACATCGCAACGATTAAACATCTATACACCTCTCCAATGGGAGCAACTATAGCTGGTGCGACTGAGGGAAAAACCTTCTTTAGTGATGTAGCAACCTACAAGCGAACTCTGAGTGGGACTTTCGGTAGTGGAAATGTATCATATCCATTACCCAAAGAGTGTCTTCATAATCCTTCGTTTGTATGCTTACGGTGCTCTACCAAAGAACCTTCAAAGCCAGAGAGTTTGCTGAAAACGGGTCTTTCTTCCAGTCTCCCTTTATCGCCGAATGGGACTTCTGGAATGTATTCGTCTTTGCGTCCGCAGTCCCCTTCGGCACTTTTTGAGCCTTCTCCAAGTGAGACCAAATCAGACTATCTCCATACCCAACTTTTCCAAACTTTATCATCTTCCCGTCAGCATTAGGGATAGCGAGTTTATGGTCGCCATCATCGGCAAACCCTAATACTTTATAAGGAAGTCCAGCATTCTTGGCTCTCCGTTGTGCCTCTTTGAGATACAACGAAGGTTCAATGCCGACTTTCTTGAGTTGCGCTTCAAACTTAGAATGA